GCAACGGAACGTAACGAACAATTAACAAACCAAATTCGGTTCCTGTTCGTTATACTTTCCATTTCAATTCTGCTCAACATGATATAAAGAATTGGGGCCAAATTAGGCCCCTTTTTTTATGCATTTTCAATGGCATTCGCAGCGATTGTTTCAATATAAGCCCAGACAATTTGATTAACAGTGTGGCGAACACTTGGGCCCACAAAATTAGATTCTTTGAGCCAATTCTCGCCGTAAATGTTGTAAAAATAGTCCTCGATTTCGTCTTCATGTATAGAGAAGAATTCCCAAGTTTGGTTATAATAAATGTGACGATGTGCGGCGCCTGATTCACATCCTTGGTTGCAAATATCGCGCAAATCTTCTAAAGAATAGGTTCTCAGAATTTGCTGTTCAGCGTAGGCTGTAGGGCTGGCGATCATCGGAGAATCCTCCTGGCTTTGACTCTTTAAGTATTGCAGATCTTGGCCCGTTTGCCAATAGGTATTTATACTCATTTCCCAGTGATCGTGAAACCCCTTCCAGCGCAAGGGATCTGAGATGTTATATAGATATAAAACAGGATTGCGTCGATATAATTATATATAGGTGATTACTAAATATCAAATAGCAATCTGTTAAATATAATTATATCAAAGAGATTACTAAATAACATTTAGTAAGTTGCTATATATAATTATATATAGTCATTTATTAAATATATCTTTATTTTGAAAAGTGCAACTTCTGGATATAAGCTTATATATAGCTAAATATAAAGAATTAAACAGCTAAGTATATAGATATAAAGAATTGAATAGGATTAGTCGTTATATGTTATAGCTAACTGTGCAACGCTAAGTAACACAAACTAGGACGCAATCTCTCGAGCGTTTGTATAACTAACTAGACGAAGAGTAAGCATAGCCAACCCCAGGGGAACAGTTACTATAACAAACTGCGCATGCGGTTCGTTATACTGAGTCAGCGTAATTACCTAGCCTGGATATAATTAACTTAATTCGTAATATTATATTAAATAATATTAAATCGTAGCGAGCTTGGCTGTGATTAGACTCCGTAGCGTCAGTGCTAGTGATACGTTTCTGTATCGTATCAGCATCGGTACGTCGTCGTACCCTGACCCCTCTGATATGAGGTCGTATCAGATTGAAGCGTGATACGAAACCGTACCCCCACCCCGATAGTACGGGTGTACTGCTCGAAGGGCAACCCCCTCCCAGAATCTGTAAAAAAAATCAGTACTCCCCGTTCCCAAACTGAGACTCAGGGAGAAAATTTTGAGAAAATTTTGAAACAGGTCATAGGGTGTAATAGGTGTTAATTGTATCAGCTCCAGCTCCTGTAGAGTGAATGGGCATTGTATGAAGTTCGCAGTAGTTTGGGGCAATTTCTACGAGGCCAACGATGCAGGCGTTGAATATGAGGTTACAGAGCAGCATTTTAGGGGTTAGAGTAATTGTGCGAGCCATTCTTTTTCGGATACCGTCAAGCAAGAAGCGAGGCGAGTCATGAGATGTTTGGCTTGATTTTCATCAATGAGATCATATAGTTTACGGAGCAGTTGAATTGTAGCTTCTTGAGCTTGGCAGCGAACGCTGAGGATAATTGCGAGGATGAGTTCAATGGTACCTGACTTAAGGGTATATTGATTACGGCGTTGATTAGCTGGCATGGAAGTATATCGATAGCTTATATATTCTAGCGAACAATGGCGCTTGATACTAGTAACAACTGGGTAGTTGGCGATGATTTGCTAGTTATTGAGGCATTAAAGTTACCATTTGGCAAGTATACGTTGGACTGTGTTCAGCGTTGTATGAATCAGTTAGAGGATATTGATGTTAGTGCTTCTTTGAAGGTGAAGGGGTTATTGAGTGATTATAGTACGGCGAGGACAGCGCAGGAGACGGCTAATTTAGCTGATACGGAAGGGAAGACGTTAGTGAAGGCTGATGTATTGGAGTGGGAGCGTAACAAGGGTGATATTGATGGTCTTCAGAGTGAGATCATGATAATTCAGAAGGATCTGGCTAATTATTTTGCATTTTGTGAGTGTATAGATATGGGTGGGTATACCGGTGGCGGTGTTACTGGTTTAATTCGTTCATGAAGATTTGGAATGCATTAGCGTATGAGGTAACGAATGAATTAATCAAGCATGATAATAAGTGGGTATTTAATTATTGGGTGAAGTTAATACGGAAGTGGTGTTTACCGGATTGGGTTGATTGGAAGGCAGCTAAGACGATGGAGGATGTTGATGAGCAAGCGAGTAAATTATTTAATGAGAAGGGGGATGAACCAATTTATGAAGAGAATGGATCAGAGATGCGCCTTAGGGCGCCTTGGGAGAATAAGACAGAATGATTTATGAATGATGGCTAAGCGTGGTTTGTATGCGAACATTCATGCCAAGCGTAAGCGGATCAAGGGTGGCAGTGGGGAGAAGATGAGGAAACCGGGTTCGAAGGGTGCACCGAAGGCGAGTGCGTTCCGGGAAGCGAAGAAGACTGCTAAGAAGAAGAGATAGATTTTTCTATTGTCGGTAAATTGAAGTAGATTTTTCTGCTTCAATGCACAAGCCTAAGGTATTAGTTGCATGTGAATATAGCGGGCGGGTTCGGGATGCATTCATCAGAAATGGTTGCGAGGCAGTGTCATGTGATTTGCTTCCAACTGATCAGCCAGGCCCACATTATCAGGGTGATGTATTTGACATAATCAATGACGGCTGGGATCTAATGGTTGCTCATCCGCCATGTACGCATTTAGCTGTATCGGGTGCTCGATGGTTTCACTTAAAGCAGGCTGAGCAAGCGGAGGCATTGGATTTTGTCCGTCGGCTTCTTGATGCTCCGATCGAACATATCGCGCTAGAGAATCCTGTTAGTATTATTTCCAGCAAGATTCGCAAACCGGATCAAATTATTCAGCCGTGGATGTTTGGTCATGGTGAGACTAAGGCGACTTGTTTATGGCTAAAGAATCTACCAAAGCTGGAGCCTACAAATATTGTGGAAGGCCGAAGCCCAGTTGTACATCGGATGCCGCCGGGTCCAGATCGATGGAAGCTTCGAAGCTTGACTTATCAGGGAATTGCGGATGCAATGGGTGACCAATGGGCACAGGTCCTTGGGAAATCATGATATTGTCGGGGCTGTTGAATTTTTGGTTCCGGTGGCGTTTCGTCGTTACGAAGAGCTTAAGCACAATCAGTACAAGTACAAGCCTAAGAAGGCTGTATTAATGGTTACTAATACGAATCGCGGGTGGGCGATTACGAATGGGGTAACTGGATTAATGATTAAGCTGTTTGAATCGGAAGAGGAAGCGCATATTGCGATGGCGGATCCTGTGAAGGTAAAGTTTTGGGAGTATTGGGGTATTGATGGGTTGCCTGATCGGCTTCCAAGGTAGTTCTGAGTTCTTTGACATCCCTTTTAGTAGGTATTTATACCTAACTAGGGAGCCTAAGGTGCTGTTACCTGACTAAAGCCATGACTTTTCCCCAATTTGGCGGGGAAGAGGTGAATGATAATTTGAAATTACCAAAAGTTACGCTTGAAGAGGTGTTTTGCGAGGGTTGTAATGCCCCCAGGAACGTCAATTCGGTGTTTGCGCAGTACCTGAATGGCAAAATTGGTAGTTGTGCAAAGTGCAGGCAGCGGAAAACTAAATAAAAAGCCGCGATAACGATGGCGAGCCCGTTAGATCCGTATATTAATGGCCGGTTCCTGGCGGACAACCTTGGAACTACCTCAATAAGCGGTGGTCGTCTGACTTATAGCCAACCAGATAAGTATTTAATCAAGCTTTTTATCAAAAGAGCGCAATACAGCGGTGTTTCTTCGGGTTCTAGGAAGATTCCGCTTCAATCTGAGCTTGGCGGCGAGATGATGGCTGGTGCAAAAGGTGACCAGTTTTATTATCGGGGTTATGCACTTGCGTTTAGCACGGTTCCGTCTAACTGGAACCTTTCAACAAGTGATGAGTCAGGTTTAACCTTTACTAATGTTACAGGACAGCCTCAGTGGCTTCTCCCCGGCTCTGTAGGGGCCTTCCGGTTCGGCAATGACCCGATCGTACCTGAAGCTCGTATTCAACGTTCTAGCGGCGTTTTTGGGGGTCAGGGAATTGATGAGATTGTATATGACGAGATTGGTGGTGTCCAGATCCAAATCACTGGTGCTAACCTTGAATTCTAAAGAAAATGTTTATTAAAGAGATTAATAAGCTCTCTAGGGTATCGAAAAAGGTCATCGGCAGACCGAGGCTGAAGTTTGTGCTGAGTAAGCCAACGCCGAGCTATTCAGAGTTTTATAAATTGAATAAATTATGGCTCAGGAACTCAAGAGAGGCATTGGGTCCAATTATGCAGCGAGAATTGAAGCTGCAGCTGGATAATGCCATGAGTTCAGCCGTGTGGGCTTGGCCGAATCAAACAAAAAGGCAAAATGGTTCAACGGTTGGCTCACCTCGGGATATTGTTGATACGGGATATTTGCGCAGCAGCCTAAGCCAAACCCTGAGTCATAATGCAACCACGAGTACTTTCAAGGGTAAATACAAAGCACCTTATGCGAATATTGTCCACTACGGTGGCATGATTCAAAACTTTGGTCGACCTGATACCTCATACCTGCCCGGCAGGCCGTG